GCCCACACCACAAAAAAACTTATGAGTGGTTAAAAACACAAGTAGATGACGCTTACATAACAACTTCAGATATAAAACGACCACCAAGACATCCTATGAACTTTGCAGAAAAAGTTCGTCATATGAAGAAAATGGGTATCCCATCTAATCGTATTATAAAAGAAAAATCACCTTATGTAGCTAAAAACGTATTAAAAAAATATGATAAAGATACTACCGCAGTAATTTATGTGTTTGGTGCTAAAGATACTGGAAGATTATCAGGTGGTAAATACTTTCAAGATTATAAAAAAAATAAAAACAACATGAATGGTTACGAAGATAATGGATATTTTCTTACAGCCCCTCACGTTTCTGTTAGTGTGGGTGGTAAAGAGGTTAGTGGAACTGTGATGAGACAATTACTTGGTTCACCTGACTTTGAAAACAATAGAGAAAAGTTATTTAAAAAAGCTTTTGGATACTTTGATAAAGGTATCTATAATATGATGACTAATAAATTTAAAAAGTTATTTGAATCTATTGATGAATTTTTAATTAATAATGATATAAGTAAACTTATAAAAGAAAGTAGTACAACAGTAACATCACCAACAGATGATGGACCACCTACATTTTATAAAGGGTTTAGTGACTACAGAAAATTTTCTAAAAAATGGATAGATGATATGTATGTCGGTCAAGGTTGGGAAGTACTTCAATATATTTTAGGAAAACACGCAATTAATCCAGATTATGACTATACTCTTAACTACAACGTTGTACCAGCTATTGCATATGGTAAAAAAAAATCTGGTGACTATGGTGCTCGATTTGGTGTGGATAATCCAATTAAGTCTTATAAAGATTATATTGAAGGTACTGTTTTAAGAAATTTAGGTTATCAAGTATTAAAGTGGATGGGAATTACACCTGACGGTAAAAATTATACAGGTGTAGATGTTGAAAATCCAGTATTACCTGGTGTTGGTAAAGATAATGTAGGTAATACAAAAAAAACTAAGTTAAAAATAAAAGAACAATTTAATTTAGATGAAGAGGTAAAACTTATTATTGAAGGTGGAGCATATGGTCATATGAATCATCCGTTTGATGACAAAAACATTACATTTTCAGATTTAAAGAACATAGTTATATTAGGACTCGGTGGTAAATTAAACCGAGAGGATGGAGTTACAGAGAAACTTGATGGTCAAAACTTAATGGTTTCTTGGGTCAACGGTAAATTAGTTACAGCAAGAAACAAAGGACAACTTAAAAACTTTGGAGCAACTGCAATGGATGTAGCTGGTGTTGCTTCTAAATTTGCAGGTAGAGGTGATATTAGAGATGCTTTTGTTTTCGCTATGAAAGATTTAGGAAAGTCTATAGGTAAATTATCTGATTCACAAAAAGAAAAAATATTTAGTAATGGAAAACGTTGGATGAACTTAGAAGTTATGTATCCACGTTCTGTTAATGTAGTTGATTATGACAAAGCACAGATTGTATTTCACGGTACATTAGAATATGATGAAAGTGCTAAAGCAATAGGTCAACCTAAAGACTCAGCTCGTATGTTAGCTGGTATGATTAAACAAGTTAATCAAAATGTACAAAAACATTACACAATTGGTAAACCTCAATTTCTAACAGTATCTAAAGTACAAGATTTTGGAAAAAAGAAAAAAACATATTTAAATAGATTAAATAAATTACAGAAAGAATATGCATTAAACGATAGTGATACGTTATCTAAATATCATCAATCATTTTGGGAAGAGTTTATTTTTAATGCATCTATACAGTATAATTATAAGATACCAAATAAAATTTTAGTTGATTTAACTAAGAGATGGGCTTTCTTTGATAAGTCATATAAGATACCGACAATAAAAAAAGATATTAAAAATAAAAAGTTTTTAGATTGGGTTGTATCATTTGATAAAAATGACCATACAAAATGGGTAAAACAAAATATGAAACCATTTGAAGTATTATTCTTTGATGTTGGTGCTGAAATATTAAAAAACATTAGTGGTTACTTAGCCGCATCACCTGATAAGGCTGTACAGAAAATAAGAAAAGATGTAATTGCAGCAATCAAAAAAGTTAAAAGTGGTGGAGATATAAAAAAGATACAAACATTAAAGTTACAATTAGATAAATTAGAAAAGATTGGTGGATTATCATCCATAGTTCCATCAGAAGGAATTGTATTTAAATACAAAGGTAAAACATATAAGTTTACTGGTGCTTTTGCCCCAGTCAATCAAATTTTAGGGTTATTAAATTTTTAAAAGGAGTTATAATGGCAAGAAGTAGAGAAAGTGTAAGACAAAACAAAGCGATGAGGTCAATTTTACGAGGTGAAACACCAGAAAAAAGAATAATTGTCAGTAAAGTAGATAAAGAATTTCAAGAAAAAATGAAATTAGAAAGAGAAACTGAACAAAAAAGAATTGATGAGAAATTAGAAGCTACAAAAGGTGCTAGAATGCCTTGGTTTTGTGAAAAATGTACAAAAATTATGAAAAAACGTTTGGACGAAAAAATGTGGTATCTTTATCAACATTGTTTTGAATGTCAGGTAGAGGTAGAAAATAAATTAAGAGTAAGTGGTGAATATGATAACTGGTCTCAACAAAAAATAATTGCAAATAAACTATCTTGGATACAAGAACAAAAACAACAATTAAAAGAATTTAAAAATCAAAAAGAACCAGAAATATATAATCAAGTTCACCCAGATGGTCACACTCTTAATAAAGAAAAGTGGAATACTAATTTTAAAAAACTTAAAGAACAAACTGATGAAGCGTTAGAACACCTTCAAAAAATAGAAGATTCTTTATTATAACATATTTATATACAGGACAACAATAATTTTAGATTAAGGAGAAAATAGATGGCAACTTTAACAAGTGGTACAAATGGTAGAACAGACCAATCAGGTACTTCAGAACGTACTGTAGCTACAACACAAGATTCGGCTAGATTCAGTAGAATTGTAACATTTACTGGAAATACCAATGGTTCTGTACCACAACTACATTTGACTGGTTCAAATGATAATTCAGCTGGTTTTATAATACAAACTGCTGGAAATACAGTCATTACACCAACTGAAGGTGATAGTATAGCCGCTAGTATTTTAAATACTAAAGAGTTATATGAAATAGGTGTAAGACGAATAAGTGGAAGTGGAACTATACACGTAATATATTAGTATGGAACGTAATTCACAAGGACAACTCAAAGACGTAATAAAACAAGAGTATGTAAAATGTGCGGCAGACCCGGTTTATTTTTTGAAAAAGTATTGTTTAATACAACATCCAATAAAAGGTAAAATACCATTTCATTTGTATGATTTTCAAGAAAAAACTATAGAGGATTTTGTACAGAGTAGATTTAACATTATTCTAAAAGCTCGTCAGTTAGGTATTAGTACTTTAACTGCTGGGTATTCTTTGTGGATGATGACTTTTCATCAAGATAAAAATATTTTGGTGATT